TGCCCCAAAGGACGCGGCGCGTACGGGTTTACAATTTAAATATCTGCATCTATCACATTTTAGGAGAAACATGGCAGGCAAAGGTCCAGCGCCTAAGGACGCAGAACAGCGCAGACGCAGAAACATCGACCCTGTGCCTACCCAAGTCGTTGCACAAGACGGCATCTTGCGTGGTCCTGATTTGCCAGCTGGCTACCCTTGGCACTCACAGACTTTTCGCTGGTGGGACACTTGGCGCAAGTCAGCACAAGCTGTCACTTTCACTGACACCGACTGGGATTTTTTAATCGATACCGCGTTGTTGCACTCGTCCTACTGGAACGGTGACAATGTGGGAGCAGAATTGCGGCTCCGAGTCGCGAAGTTTGGCGCTACACCTGAAGACAGAATGCGGCTTCGGTTGCAGGTTGATGGTGAAGCAGAGGGGGCCAAATCGAACAAGACCCTATCTGACCAGCGACGAACTCGTCTGTTGAGAGTGGTGGGGGAGTTTGACAAAGAAGAAACGACAACAGAGTAGCTTCATCTCACTCGGTTGGGACGCGATTGACTGGATTGAGACTTATCTAGTTCACGGCCCAGGCGACGTGCAAGGTGAGGCCATCACTCTAGACGATGAACAAGCGGCTTTCATTTTGAAGGCTTATGAACTGGACAAACATGGGCGACGGGTTACACGACGAGCTTTCTTTTCTCGACCAAAAGGTCGTGCGAAATCGGAGCTTGCTGGAATGCTCGTTTGCTTTGAGGCTCTCGGCCCTGCTCGCTTTGACCATTGGGACGCCTTCGGCAATCCAGTCGGACGACCAGTTCAGTACCCATTCATCAGATGCTTAGCCACTGAAGAATCGCAATCTGGCAACACATACGACAATGTGCGCTACATGTTGGAGCACATCAAAACGAACTTTGGCACTGAGTATCCAGGCATAGACGTCGGACTCACACGCACTTTTCTCAAAGGTGGCGGCGAAATCGTCCCATCAACAGCAGCATCAGCCTCGAAAGACGGCGGCAAAGAATCTTTTGCAGTTGCTGACGAAACACACCTCTATTCGAGCCCCGAGCTCAAGCGAATGCACGAAACCGTTCGGCGCAACTTGGCCAAGCGCAAGGCTGCAGACCCTTGGATGCTAGAGACTTCGACCATGTATTCGGTAGGCGAGGAATCAATCGCCGAACAAACGCACCGCTTATGGATTTCGATACAAGAAGGCCGCACAAAAAACCCAGGCCTGTTATTCGACCACAAGCAAGCGCCCGAAGTGCCCGACCTGCAGGACAGTGAGAAGCTCAAAAAAGCACTTGCTGTCGTGTATGGGCCAGCGTTCAAATGGCTTGATATCAACCGCTTAATGGCTGAGATACAAGACCCGATGACTAAAGCATCGGACGCAAGACGCTACTTTTTGAATCAACCGTCAACAGACACCGACCGCTACATGAACATCACAGCATGGAACGCAGCGGCCGAACCTGAAGAGCTGCTCGAAGGCACCGAAGTGGTGCTCGGATATGACGGCTCTCGCAAAGACGACGCCACAGTGCTTGTTGCTTGCAGAGTTGAAGACGGCAAAATATTTCAACTCGAATGTTGGGAACGACCACCTGGCCCTGCGGGCTACGGCTGGGAAGTCCCAAGAGTCGAAGTTGACGAAGCTGTTCGCATGGCGTTTGCCAAGTACAAAGTCCACAAGATATGGGCCGACCCCTCAGGTTGGCAGTCTTACCTTGACGCTTGGAACTCCACTTTCGCAGACAAAGTCGTTGCAGTCTATCCTTCAAGCCAGCGAAAACTGATGGCGCAAGGTCTTGACCGTTTTCTTGAAGATATTCTTGAAGGTAGACTCAAGCACAACGGCGCAGCTGAACTTACAAGGCACGTGACGAATGCGGTACCAACTCGGTATGGTCAAGTCATGAAACCGTCGCAAAGTCACAAGATTGACGGTTTGATTGCCGCAGTTTTGGCTTACCTAGGCCGCACCGAAGCGCTGGTCAACCCCGAGCCCGTTGCACCCAAAGTCACTTATCACTCAATACAAGTCTAGGAGAACCATGAAGCGTTTTGATTTCAGTCTTGCTGTTGAGATTGTTGGCGTTGCGCTTGTAACGATTGGACTCGCTTTGTTCTCACCGCCGATTGCTCTCATCGCTCTCGGTTCTTTCCTCGTTTGGGCTACAGAAAAGGCTAATTGATGACCGCTGGCATTTACAACACAACCATTGACCAAGGCTCAGTGTGGTCGGTTGTGCTTGTGTACACAGACTCCAATAACGCGCCTGTCAACTTGACTGGCTACACAGCTGCGATGCAGTTGCGACAGAATTACAACTCCGAAGTTGCTGATTTGACGCTGACTACAGCGAACGGCGGCATTTCGATTGTTGGTGCCACAGGCACAATCACAATCACAGCCACTGCAGTGCAGACTGGCTTGCTTGACCCAGGTTTTTACGTTTATGACCTCGAGCTCACATCAGGCTCAAACATCTCTCGCCTAATCCAAGGCCAGTTGACCGTAGCAGAGCAGGTGACACGATAATGGCAGCCAACAAAGTCACCATCAACGAAACCAACAACACAGTTGAGATTTCAGCCCCAGGCCCACAAGGTGCACAAGGACCAACTGGCCCGACAGGTGCCACAGGCCCTGCAGGTGCTACAGGTGCAACAGGCCCAGTCGGTGTTACAGGTGCAACAGGCCCAACAGGTGCTACAGGTGCAACAGGCCCAACTGGAGCCACTGGCCCAGTCGGTGCCACAGGTCCAGTCGGCGCAACAGGTCCAACTGGAGCTACAGGCCCAATTGGAGCCACAGGCCCACAAGGCATTCAAGGCGACACAGGCGCAACTGGCCCAACAGGCCCAGTTGGTGCCACAGGTCCAACAGGCTTAACAGGTGCAACTGGAGCTACTGGCCCAACAGGTGCAACTGGAGCAACAGGCCCACAAGGCATTCAAGGTGTGCAAGGCATTCAAGGCGAAACTGGTGCAACTGGCCCAATCGGCGAAACTGGTGCTACAGGCCCAACAGGTGCAACAGGCGCAGCTTCGACAGTGCCAGGCCCTACAGGTCCGACAGGCCCAGCAGGCGCCACAGGCCCAACAGGTCCGCAAGGCGATGCTTCAACCGTGCCTGGACCAACTGGCGCGACAGGCCCAGCAGGTGCAACAGGCCCTGCGGGCGCAACAGGTCCACAAGGAATCCAAGGTCCAACGGGTGCAACTGGTCCACAGGGTGCAGCTGGTGCGAATGGTGGCTCTACAAGCCTATTCGATTACAACGCAGATACCTCATCAACTTCAGGTGACCCTGGTGCTGGCGACATACGTTGGAACAATAGCACACAAATCAACGCTACAACGTTGCTCATCGACCATTTAGACACCAATGGCAACGATGTTGACGTGTTTATCGCGCTGCTCAAAGCAGACGATTTCATTATCATTCAAGACCGAGATGTTCACACCAACTTTCAGAAGTTCAAAGTCACAGCGGCTGCAACTGTTCTCGGTGGTTACAGCACCGTTCCAGTAGTCCTAGACTCATCAGGCGGCACTGGCACCACCAACTTCACCAACTTTCAAGCCCTTGCTTTGTTGCTTATCAATGTCGGTCTTACAGGCGCAACTGGCCCAATCGGTCCAACAGGTCCAACTGGCGCGACTGGTCCAACAGGCTCAGCAGGTGCAACTGGAGCAACAGGCCCACAGGGTGAAATCGGACCAACTGGAGCAACAGGCCCAGCAGGTGCGAATGGAGCAACAGGCGCAACTGGCCCACAAGGTGAAACTGGCGCAACAGGTCCAACAGGCCCAGTCGGTGCTACAGGCCCACAAGGTGCGACAGGTGCAACTGGCCCACAAGGTATTCAAGGAATCCAAGGCGTTCAAGGAATCCAAGGCGAGACTGGCCCTACAGGCCCAACAGGTCCACAAGGTCCAACAGGCCCTGAAGGAGCCACAGGCCCAACAGGCCCAGCGGGTGCAAACGGCGCCACAGGAGCCACAGGTCCAACAGGTCCAGCGGGTGCAAACGGCGCCACAGGAGCCACAGGCCCAACGGGTCCTGAGGGAGCTACTGGCCCAACAGGCGCTACAGGCCCAAGTGGAGCCACAGGCCCACAGGGAGTTGAGTTCACACCGACTGCACCAACCAGCACAAACGTGCTTTGGGTGGATACTGACGACCCAGGCGACGCCGTGGTCCCAGCTGGCGGTACAACTGGCCAGGCATTGGTCAAGGCTTCATCG